CCCTAAAAAATCTCCGGGGGGAATTTTTAGGTGTGGGGACCGGACAGTATTGACCAGAGCTAGCAGCTCTCTCGGTTCGCCCACCTTCCTCCAATAGCGGGTTTTTCTTTTCTCCTTACCACTTGCTGGGAGGGCTGCTAGTTCTGTTCAGTACTGTCCGTAAAGTCTATAAGAACTATTCTATGTTTGACACAATCTATAGAAGAAGGAGGTGAGGGCGTGTCAAAAGTAACGGGAAAAAAGTCAAAAGATGTTCCTCGTAAGATCAGACCCGCCCTAACTCCAGAAGCTAGGGAGGCGCAACTTGTATCTTTGGCCGTGGACGTTGCTGAAGAACAACTTCTGAACAGAACAGCATCCTCTCAGGTCATTACGCACTACTTAAAACTCGGATCTACGAAGGAACGGATTGAAAGAGAGATTCTTGAGCGTCAGAAAGATCTTATCACCGCAAAGACCGAAGCGCTCCAGTCTGCAAAGCGTATTGAAGAGCTATACCAGGAAGCTATCCGAGCTATGCGTGATTACGGGGGCCTCAGCAGATCTTCTGTAGAGGACGAGCCGATATGATCAGGACATATTCGGAGCTAATACTGATTCCAACTTTTCTGGAGAGATTTGAATACTTAAAACTTCCAGGCGTTGTCGGAGTGGCGACCTTTGGTAGCGATCGATATTTGAATCAACGCTTCTACACATCAAAGGAGTGGCGAAGTTTCAGACATGAGATCATAACTAGAGATCTTGGCTGCGACATGGCAATGCGTGGACATGATATTCAAAAGAACATAATTATTCATCATATTAACCCGGTTCGAACGGAACACTTCGACGACATGGTCGAGTTTCTAATGGATCCAGAGAACGTGGTTTGTGTATCAGACAATACGCATAAGGCAATCCACTACAGTACAGCGGAACTTCTTCCAAAGCCGTTCGTAGAGCGTCGACCAAATGATACGTGCTTATGGAAGATCTAAGCAGAGAAAGAAGGGACGCATATGGCCTCCGTACTAACAGAGATTAAAAAGCTTCTCGGTGTGGATGAAGAGTTTCCGCACTTCGATACAGACATCATTCTTGGGATCAATACTTCGTTGGCCACCCTTCGTCAGATCGGCGCCGACAAAGGTGCAACGACCGTAGTTGACAAGGATACTACATGGGAAGAAGTTCTTGGTGCTGACTATGATTTTGAAGCAGCTAAGTCTTATATCTTTCTGAAAACTAGACTCTTGTTTGATCCACCCTCGAGCTCGGCTGCGATTGAAAGCATCAACAAGCTTCTAGCAGAGATCGAGTGGCGTGTGTTCGTCGATTCAGATCCGGTGACACCATAGGCTCCAACTCGCAAGTCGAGTTTTTAAGATAGATATTTTTAAAGAAAGGAGAAGCACATGAATGAATTAGAGAGAGCTAATTATTTAGTGCACTACGGTGTCGTAGGTATGAAGTGGGGAGTGCGCAGAACCCCAGCGCAGCTTGGATGGGCTTCTTCTAAGAAGTCGAGCAAACGGCCGTTCATTTCGATCACAGTAAATAAAGGCGCAAAGAAAACCGAGTCCAGGAAAGAAGCCAAAGCAAAAGCTAAGGCAGCTAAACGAAATCCTCGAGCGGATATGTCTGACGATCAGCTTAGTGCTGAGGTCAAGCGGCTTCGTCTTGAAAGCGAACACAAGCGACTGATAGCCGATCTATATCCCCAGAAGCAATCCGTTATCAAGAAACTTGTAACTGATGCTGCCATTAACACTGGTCGGTTGGCGCTAAACAAAATTGGCGAGAACATCGTCAACAACGCATTCAAAGAAAAGTTTAATCCGAAAGACTATGAGATCGACGATGTCTCAAAGGCGGATCCGAAGAAGCTCAAGAAGGCGCTCGAGTATAAGCGGGACCAAACAGCTTACGCCAGGATGACAGAGGCTAAGAAAAACAGTGGCGGCGAAAAGGATTCCTCGGGGCCCAAAAAGAGTTCTTCCGGACCTAAGAAGTATAAGGTATCCAGATCTTCGGTTGCCGCTAAACAAGCTAGAACCTCTTCTTCTGGCAATCCATGGGGCGTACGCAATAGGCGGGCAGATAGGTATAAAACTCAAGCCGATCGCAGGCAAGATATTTGGCCGTTCGGACCGCCTTCTACTAAACCAGTCGGTCGCAGGACTGCTAAGCAAGCAGAGATCAAACAGCAGAAGAAGCAAAAGAAAGCTTTGGATCGAACACTTCAGACAGAGCGAGAGTTGCAGAAGAAGTGGCTTCGGAATCTTGGAGGATAGGAGTAAAGCGTTATGGCATTGTCTAATACCGCCGTTCCAAAGTATTACGGCATGTTTAGAGATGCCGTACTAAGAGGCGAAATCCCCGTTTGTAGAGAAATCTCAATGGAGATGAACCGAATAGATGCTCTTATCGCCAACCCAGGTGTTTACTATGATGATGCGGCGATCGATGGTTTTATACGATTTTGCGAAGCGGAGTTGACACTAACCGATGGCAGCGATTTAGTTCTACTTGACAGTTTTAAACTCTGGGCAGAGCAAGCATTCAGCTGGTTTTATTTTGTAGAGAGAAGCGTCTATGTTCCGAATGCGGACGGACACGGCGGACATTATGTCCGCAAGAACATTAAGAAGCGGCTAACTAACAAACAGTTTCTCATTGTCGGTCGAGGCGCCGCAAAGACTATGTACGCTTCAATAATACAAAACTATTTTCTCAATGTTGACACAGAAACCACGCATCAGATTACTACTGCACCAACTATGAAGCAAGCAGAAGAAGTTCTTTCTCCTATGAGAACATCGATCATAAGAGCGAGAGGGCCACTTTTCAAGTTCTTAACTGAGGGATCTATCCAGAATACTACGGGATCTAGGGCAACAAGAGCAAAGCTCGCTTCTACAAAGAAGGGCATTGAAAACTTTATGACCGGTTCTCTTTGTGAGATTCGACCCATGACGATAAACAAGCTTCAATCTCTTCGAAACAAGGTTGCGACTGTTGACGAATGGCTTTCTGGTGATATTCGAGAAGACGTTATCGGTGCAATCGAGCAAGGCGCATCAAAGCTCGATGATTATTTTATTCTTGCTATAAGCTCTGAAGGTACTGTCCGTAACGGTGCTGGCGATACCATAAAGATGGAGCTTATGGATATTCTTAAGGGCGATTACTACAATCCTCATGTATCTATATGGCACTATCGTCTTGATTCTGTTGACGAGGTTCCCTATCCAGAGCTGTGGGTTAAGGCAAACCCAAACATTGGGAAAACCGTCTCATATGAGGCATATCAGCTTGATGTCGAGAGAGCAGAGAACGTCCCGTCAGCTCGAAATGATATTCTAGCTAAGAGATTTGGTATCCCAATGGAAGGCTACACTTACTTCTTCACCTATGAAGAAACTCTGCCGCATCGTCAAAGAGATTTCTGGCAGCTTCCTTGTGCACTTGGCGCCGACCTTTCTCAAGGCGACGACTTCTGTGCGTTTACTTTCTTATTCCCGCTTAGTCGTGGCGGGTTCGGCGTAAAGACTCGTAACTATATTACTGAACTTACTCTGAACAAGCTTCCGTCTGCTATGCGTCAGAAGTATGACGATTTTATGAGGGAGGGAAGTCTTATGGTTCTTCCTGGAGCTGTTCTTGATATGATGGAGGTATATGATGATCTCGATATGCATATTCAGGAACGGGGCTACGACGTTAGAACTCTGGGATACGATCCATATAACGCTAGAGAGTTTGTAGAGAGATGGGTTACGGAGAACGGAGAGTTTGCCGTTGAAAAGGTCATTCAAGGGGCTAAAACAGAGTCCGTTCCGCTTGGCGAACTGAAGAAGCTAGCCGGAGAAAGACTTCTCATATTTGACGAGGCGATGATGACTTTTGCTATGGGTAACTGCATTACTCTCGAAGATACTAATGGTAACAGGAAGCTCTTAAAAAAACGGCAAGAACAGAAAATTGACGCCGTTGCCGCTATGATGGACGCGTATATTGCGTATAAAAGAAATCGGGACGCTTTCGAGTAGTCTGGAAAGGAGAATT